CAGGCCATCCTCGGCAAGAAGGGCATGACCTACGACGAGGTGCTCGAGCAGCGCGCCGTCGAGATGGAGAAGCTCGTGCAGAAGTCCAAGGAGCGGAACCTCCCGCTGTGGATGCTTTACCAGTCGGCCTTCAACTGGCTGCAGCAGGGTCAGGCTAATAGCCAGACGCCTGACGCGGTCGCCGACAACCTCGACCTCCCTCCCCCTCCCGAACCCTCTAATCCATGAAGTGCTTAATCAACGGACTGTCCGGGCGCGAGCCCCTGCTATGCGACCCTATCAAGGCCGCGAACCACATGAAGTATGCCGAGAAATACGGCGTCGTGGACAGCGTGCTGGATATGTTCTTCAACCCTGTCGCGAAGCCCTACGTCACGCAGGGCGGAACGGCGGTCATCCCGCTCCAGGGCTTTCTGGGCGTCGGCCTGACCAAGTTCGAGAAGATGACCGGGGCCATGGACATGACCGAGGTCAGCGACCAGATTGACGAAGCCCTTGCCAACCCTGCGGTCCAGCGCATCGCCTTCGAGATTGATTCCCCTGGTGGGACTGTCGTCGGCACGCCCGAACTAGCCGACAAGATTGCCAGCATCCCTCTGCCGACCATGTCCTACGCCAAGAAGCTCATGGCCTCCGGGGCATACTACACCGGCTCTCAAGCCGACTACGTCATCGCATCGCCCTCCGCCATGGTGGGTTCCATAGGTGTGATCGCCGTGGACGAGTCCTACGACGAGGCGTTCAAGAACATGGGCCTCAAGGTCGAGGTGTTCCGTGCGGGCAAATACAAGGCCCCGAACATCGCCGGCGAAGGCTACACCGACGAGATGCGCGAGCTCGAGCAGAAGTCCATCGAGGCCATGCATGAAGAGTTCAAGCAGACGGTCCTCCGCAAGCGCTCGCTCGCCAGCCGCGAAGACATGGAAGGCCAAGTGTTCTCTGGCCGGGAAGCCGCCGCCAAGAACCTCGTCACGGGTCTGGCCACCTCCTTCGCCGAGGCCCTCGCCGCTTTCGAGCAGGCCGCTTAACCTTACCCCCTACGCAATAGTATATGACCATCGAAGAACGCTTCAAGGCCGCCGAGGCCGCTGTCGTCTCCCTCACCGCTGAACGCGACGACCTCCGCAAGACGGTCGAAGCCTCCGTGGTCAACGTCTCTGCCGAACTCGACCAGGCTAAGGTCGATGCCGCCGCCAAGGACCAGAAGGTTCAGGAACTGGAAGCCGCCCTCGCCGAGGCCAACGCCAAGATCGTCGAGCTCGAAGCCTCCAAGGCCACCGCCTCTGTCGAAGCCGCGAACATCCTCGCCTCTTCTGGCGTGGCCCCTGTCGCCGCCCCAGTCGTTGCCGCCGCCGTCGGTTCCATCCACGAGCAGTATGCCTCGATGCCTGCCGGCCCTGAGCGCCGCGCCTTCCTCAAGAAGCACAAGGCCGTCCTCTTCTCCAAATAATTTCCCCTCACTTCAACCTACTAGCTACCCATGCCTAACACCATCAACAGCGCTCTGATCGTCGATACCGTCGCCGAGCTCAGCCTCACCAACCTCTCGAACCGCCTCGCGGCCCTCGGTAACTTCGCCTCCGACTTCTCGGCTGACGTGAAGCGCCCGAAGGACGTCGTCCAGGTGGCTCTCTCCACCGCCGGCAGCACCACGCTGACCAACCCGACCGCGTTCAACGTCATCGGTGACAGCACCCTCGGTGCCACCGCCGTCTCGCTGAACCACCTCTACCAGCCCTTCGGTCTCTCCTACGCCGACGTCCAGAACGGCATCAAGCTCGAGAAGATTCTGAAGATCAACATGGACAAGCTGGCCGACTCCATCTGGGCCGCCGCTACCGCTCCGATCACCGTCGCCAACTTCGGCGCCGCCACGGTCACCGCCGCTGATTCGGCTATCACCCCTGGCTCCGCTCAGCTCAAGGCTCTCTGGGCTGGCGTCTCCAAGGCTGGTCGCAAGACCCTGATCGTGAACCCGGGCATCTACTCCCAGCTCATCCCGACCAGCACGACCTCCCTCCCGCTCTCCGCTGGCGCTTACGGTTTCGACGGTGGCGTGTTCTACGCTTCCCTCTTCCCGTCCGAAGCGAAACTCGCCGGCTTCGCGGTTTCCAGCGAAGCGCTGGCTATGGCCGCTGCCGCCCCGGACCTCGACGCTGTCGGCAACGACTTCCTCGTTCGCGAAGTGGTCCCGATCGAAGGTCTCGGCATCTCGGTCTACTACAACGTCTGGGCTGACAAGAGCACCCGCAACCTCGTCGGTTCCATGGAACTGATGTTCGGTGCGAACAAGGCGATCACCACGGGCACTCTCGCCTCGGTCTACAACCCCTAATCGGGGCTGAGTCCTGAAACAGCCCCCAGCGATGGGGGCTTTTTTGTATCCCTAAATCCCTACCCACCCTCATGTCCCTCTACGGTTCCACCTTCAACTCAGACTTCCAATCCATCCTGGCAGACATCGGGGTTCCGGCTACGGTCGGGGCCAACCTGTTCCTCGTCGGCCTGTCCCAACCTATGAACACCCCCAAGTTCGACGCGGGGGGCTTCACCGAGGAAAAGATGTGGACGGTGCGTTTCGCCGCCGCTACGGCCCCTTGGACGGCTTCTGATGGCCGGGTTGGAGGTCAGGTAGCCACAATCGCCTCGGGCGTCCCTGTGGCCTCCCTAGCCCCTGGCAAGAAACTGACGGTCAACGGGCAGGTCCTCCGGGTCAAGGGCCAGTCCTACAAGCAGGCCAGCGCCGTCATCGAGCTGACCTGCATCGACGACAACCAGTAATGGCCAAGCAGACGGCCATCGAACCAGCCAGCCTCGCGGACTTCAACGCGACGCTGAGGCACTTTGTTGAAGAGCTGAAGATGGACATGGAAATGGTTACCCGCCAGCAGATCAGGCTGATGTGCCGCGACGCCATGACTTTCACCCCTCCGATGCCCAAGGGCGGGGGCCGTGGCCTGAGCGCAGCCGCCCACAAGGCCGGCATGGGTAAAACGGCCAAGGACATCAAACGCATCTTCATTCCTGCGGACAGCCCCAAGAGGGGGATGCCCGTCCTGCTGCGCCGCGTCATCAACTCCGTCAGGGGCGACGACCGTCAGGCGTTTATGGACATCTACGGCAAATACGACTCAGCCAAGGCGCGTGGCATATCCCCGGTCATGCGTAAGATTATGGAAGATGTGAGCTGGCTGAGGGCCTTTGCGAAGGCCAAGAACTACCTGAGCAAGGCCAACATCTTCGGCCAGATCAGGGCAATCCAAGGCGAGACCAACGACCTACGCGGCATCCACGACAAATACAAGAACGCCGTAAACGGACGCTGGAAGAAAAACCAGCCCATCGGCGGCCCGCAATATATGGTCGGCACTGCCCAGCAGCTGGAAGCCTACATCGCCGAGCGCCAATACAAGGTCGGCCGGGTCAAGGCCGGGTGGGCGGCTGTCCTATCTCAGGTCCCCAAGCCCGTGACCAAGAAGGGCGCGGAGCGCAACTACGGAGCCTACGACGCCCCATGGGTGGACAACAACAAGCGTTCAGCCCAGGGCGTGTTCAGCGCAACCCGTAGCCCGGGCTTTGTCTCGATGACCGTGATGAACCTGATCGGTAACATCAATAACGTTGCAGGAGAAGCGGGCACGGAGAACATCGTCTACGGAAACCGCGTCAAACAGATGCGAACCGCCGTTCAGGAATACTTCTACCCAACCATCAAGAAGGCCAACCGCCGTAAGAAATAACTCTATGGGAACCAAATCCGCCCGCCATATCGTGGAAGCCGCAGTGGCTACCTACCTCACCGCCCAGGTCGAACTGACCGGGGTCAACGTCTACACGGGCGACAGCGCCGACACGAACGTGCTCCCCAAGGCCATCGTGCTCTGCGACTCCGCCCGCCTGCCTAACGACTTCCCTGACGGCCTAGGGAACTACTCCTGCTCGGTCCGCGTCACCCTGCTGGACTCCGCCGACGACGTGACCCTAGCCGATCACCGTGCCCGGATGGCCGCCATTGCCGGCGCCATGCAGGACCTCGAAGAGCTGCAGGACGTGTTCACCGCCCAAGGCGATGCCCACTGCTACGACATCACCCCTCTGTCCGAGGATGAGGGGGTCAATGAACGCTCCTGGGCATCGGTCCTAGTCTACGACATTCTGGTGGTCGTGAACCCCGAGGGCTAACCTTACCTTATCCGCAATAGTATATGGCTGCTATCGTCAAAGGGGTAACCGCAATCTATGGCCTTCCCGGCGCTACCGTGGCCAATGCCGTTGTCCAGTCCTACACCAACGACGGCGAGTTTGCCAACGAAGCGACCATCATCGACGAGACGGGCAAGACCGTCGCATGGCGCGGCGACGACAGACGCTGCCAGGTAAGCGTGGAAATCATCGCGAAAACCACGGCGATTCCTGTCCTCGGTGCATCCTTTACCCTGACGGTCAACACCGCCTCTTCCTACTCTGGCGGCTCGGCTTCCACGGCCTTCTCTGGCTGGGTGACCAAGGTCTCGGACAAGGGATCTAATCGCGGATACACTGCCGTAACCGTCAGTGCCGTCGGCTACGAAGGCGTCGCCGGCGCCTAACCGCATGGACAAGCGGTTCACATCCGCTTTCACGGACCCGGGGCTTACCAAACTCCTGGGTCGTTTTGTTTCCCCGTTCTGCTTGCTTCACCGCGTGCAGCTGGAAGCAGCCGAAAGCCCCCTCCTTCGCTCTGGCGTCGGCATCCGTCCGCTCGATCTGCTAGTGGCCGTAAAGATTTGCTCGGGCGAACGCCTCGACAAACTGACTTGGAAGGACTCATGGTATCTCGGCAAGATGACCGCAAACGATGACTACTTTGCCGAGCAGATTGAACGCTTCTCGAAGTTCGTCCTCGTCGAGGCGTGGCCGAAGTTCTGGGAGAAGAAGGCCAAGCACTCCGAGACCAGCGGGACCCCTTGGGTCTTAACCGTGGTGGCCTCGCTGATTTCCAACGGCATCCCAGAAGAGCGCGCGTGGACGATGCCGGAGTGCCAGGCCATCTGGCTTAACTCCACCTTTGCGATCAGCAAGGGAGCCGAACTCAAAGTCCTCACCTCCGAGGACGAGGAACTAATCGACTCACTCGAAAAAATCCAAGCATGAGCAACGTCATCAAGTTCAGCATCAACGGCGATACCAACGCCGAGCAGGTGACCGAGAAGGTCAAGAAGTCCGTCAGCGCCCTGGAGAAGAACATCGAGGGAATCGAGAACCGCTTCAAGTCCTTCGGCAAGGACCTGTTCCTTTCCTTCGCGGCCCCGATGGTCCTGCTCAACTCGGCCATGAATATGATTTCAGGGGCCATCGAGCGTAATCAGCAGAAGGTGCAGGACGCTCACGATCTGGCCGTCAAAGGAGAATCCCGCTTTGTCGATAAGGGCACGGTGACCGTGGCCCGTGAGAACGAGAACCGCCGCCGTGAACTCGCCGAGAAGGAACTGGCAAAGATTGCGGCTGAAAGAGAAACGAAGGAAGCCCTTGAGCAGGGCGGGGTTGCCGGGTTTGGAGGCGAAGGCGATGAGGTCCTTGCGGAATATAACAAGCGCAACGCTGGGTTCCTTGGGGACATCAAGTCAATGATGATGTATTTCGGCCTCACGGATATGTCCAAGAATGAGGAAATCCAAGCCATCGTGGCTGAGCGTTCGGCTGCTCGCGTTGCTGACAGCCCAGAAACAAAGGCTCGCATCGAGGCCGAGAAGGCCGCCGCCAAGCAGAAGGAAGCCGCTGAGTCTCAACTCGCAGCCCAGAAGGAAGTCGATAAGATGCCGACCACCTTCAAGGGTCCTGAAGGCTTCTCCAACGTCGTCGGCGTCGGCGCCAACCCGGTGCTGGAGGCGATGGCCTCCCAGCTCGAAGAGGCCAAGAAGACCAACGACCTTCTGGCTCAGCTCGTCACCTCTGGCGGAGGCCGCACCTCTAGCTGGCTGGATGCTCCGGCCGGTGCCACCTCCACTGCCGCGCCTTCCCGCGCCGCCATGCTCAAGGGCAAATAAACTTTATGGCACGTCAAGACTACGGCAACAACCTAAACGCCCCGGTTCTCCAGCCTGGAGGCAAACTGAGCAACGACGGGTACGGCTTGCTCACGGCCACCTGCGTCTGGAAGGCCAACACCAACAACGATCTATCGGTCGGAAACCGAGGCTCGACCTGTCCCATCAACGCGGCCTTGGCGGCGCACAAGTTCTCCGTGTCCTACGATGCCCTCGGGATGGCCATCATCACGGTGGACTACATCGGCATCGACCCTGACGTGAACGGAGGGGTATATACCAACCCCGAGGTCGGCGCCTCCAACGGCCTGACGTCCGAGAACATTACGACCAACCCGAACTTCTTCACGGCTGGCGGGGACGGCTACGCTGGGGTCATCGCCGGCGCAGCTGGAAGCTACACCCAGTCGCCCATCGGTCCTCTGGTGGAAATCAAGAACACCGCCGACTTCATCACTGTCATCACGGGATACAACGGCGACGGCTCCCCGATCACTGCCCTGGTCAACAAGAAGCAGTCATACATGGGTCTCAATGGCGCGTGCTTCGAGGACCCGCAGGGCGGTCGATTCATCGGTTTCGTCAAGGCGGCTGATAAGCACTTCTACGGCAAGACGAACTACCTCGCCCCGACCTCGTCCTTCTCCGGCCACTTCTACACAACCGAAGCCTCTGAGGTTCATAACATGATGGACTACCTCGGCACGACCTCCCGCGATAACGACTGGTCCAGCGTCCTTCCCAATATCATCCCTGACTACGCCGGAACCTCTTGGGTTTCCAGTGTCGCCAACGGTTCTTTCAATCAGCTGCTGCTTTCTCAGGTGAACGTCCAGGACTACGGCCTGCTCTACAAGGTCAACTACGAGGTCCGCTATAGTGTTGTCGGCTGGCACGATAAGGTCTACCGAGACAACCGACTGATCTGAACATGAGCCTCCAACCCGGCGACGGATACACCTTCAAGGCTTCGTCTAGCGGGTTCTCCCTGGACATCGAGAAGCCGTGGATTCCTCCCGCCGGCGATGGCGGCTTCGTCCTAGGCTTTGCGGTTCCTAAGTTACCCGACCCTCCTCAGCCCCCCGATCCGCCTGTCCCGCCTGAAGTCCCCTCCTTCGTTGACCCTTTCGCGGCCAAGTTAAAGCCGCTTCAGTTCCAGTGCGGGATGATTGCTTTGCCTGTGTCAGGGACTCCGGCCCCGGTGCTTCAGGTCGCCCTAGGCTCGGTGACCTACACGCACTCCTTGATGCCTCTCATCAAGAAGGCTCCGTTTACGGACTACCGCCAAGCCTACATGAACTTCGCGGCGGTGCTGTCTTCTGGCATCACCCCTGTCCCTGTCGGCGACTCTAGCTCGCCTTGGATGCTGGGCGGCGGCGGTTACGCCCTTACCGGCACGGGTCGCTGGTTCGTCACCCTGTCGAAGTGGGACGCTGGCAACGGCGAGTTCTCTGCTGGCCTGCTCGACCAGAACCTCCCCTGGGTGTCCATCGTCAAGGACGGCTCCGATCAGTTCAACAAACTCTTCGTCGATTCTGGTCCGTCGCTTTATCAGAACAAGACCAACGTGCAGAAGATGTCCGGCTATGACGCGGCATCCACCGGGCTGACCACCGACTGGGGCAACTGCCACACCACCTGGTTCAACCCTCGCTTCTTCGGTCATCACGTCCGGGTGCTGGCCGTAATCGATTCCATCGCGGCAACGCCTTGCACTGTCTCGGTCGTGCAGATCAGGGCCGGCAGCGCTACCGCCAACGAAATCCAGCAGGTCATCTTTGTCGGCATCTACAAGTCGGGAACGGTGACCTTTACCTACGGCGCCGCAACTACCACGTCTGGCTTCAACCCTGGCAGCGAGTCAGCCTACGATTTGCAACAGTGCCTCAACACGATTCCCGCGCTGAAAGGCAACGTCATCGTGCAGCAGGCAGGCCCGGGCGTATATCAGGTCGAGTTTACCAACAGCCTCAAGAACACGGACGTGGCCACGCTCACGCCTAACTCTAGCCTAACGTCCTTCACGACCTGGTATTCTGTCTACCAGTGCTCCGTCGGCTCTCAGGACATCGTCATTCCCTGCGAGCTCAACGCCACGCAGCTGATGAACGTATCCGGCAAGACCGAGGCTCAAGACCCTTACAACCTTAACGCGGCCACGACCCCCGTGAAGTGGGCGCACGTGGTAAACTACGAGGACGCCTACGCGGCCAACGCCCTGACGTTCATCCCTGCTTGGGCAACCCCGGTCATCAACGACACCACGCCCCGCACGTTCACCAAGCGTATCCTCGACTACGGGGAAGCATCCGGCTGCACCGCCGAGCCGACCACGGATCACCCCTTCAAGGTCATCCACGTCTCGACCGTCGGCGCGAACTCCACCTACCGCATCGTCTCGGGCACGGTCAACAACGTCACCCCTGGCAACATCGCCAGCACGATCACGGTCTCGACCAGCACCTACGAAGTGTGGGTCAAGGCTCCGTTCGCGTCTGGCCTGTTCCCGAACCCGACCGGCTTCGAGTGGAACCTAGGAACCCCCCTGCCGTCCGACACCGACGCGGAAGGCTATATCCGTATCGCCACGGTCAACGGCGCCACGGTCACCCAATACGTCACCGGCTCGCTCTGGGCTGACCGCATCAAGCTCGGCTCGGCCACGGCGACCTACTACTACGCCCGAGTCTGATGGCAACCGCCCTAGGAGCATCGGCCTCGGTCTCCACGTGGGGCAAGTTCCGCTGCGCCATGATCCTGAACGACAGCACAGGCTCAGCAGGTTTCGACGCCTACGACTACAGCATCGAATATCTGACAGCGGTAGACGGCCAGAAGGCATCAGCCTCCGGCAGCGGTCTTATCCGTTATCCGCGCTTTACCGTCTCAGTTAACTTTGCCCAGCAGCCGAGCGTATACAGCGCATACAGCGGACTAATCCCTCCCACTGGTAATCGTTTGATTGGCATCCCTGGAAATCCTACCAACGGCTTCCTAATGCCGACCGAAGTCAGGACTCAGCTCGAAGGCCAGACGGTCACCCTGACGGGCCTTAGCGCTACCTTTACTTCTACGTTCTTTACGACAGACGTTCAGTTCATCGGGGGCGGTTCGCCCGCCCAGCCCATCGTCTCCATCGGCAACCTGACGGCTTTGTGACCTAAACCCTACCATTTGCACAATAAGTAGCCATGTCTGACACCGTCACGCTATCGCAGGGCAACACGTTCGCCTGCACCTTCGTCTGGACCCCTGGCACGACCGGCCCTGCCAACCTGCTGACCACGACCCTGACCTCGACGGTGGAGGACAAGTGCGGCAACTCCTACGAGCTGACGATCACCAAGGCCGGAGACGGCCTGTCCTTCACCTGCTCCTATCCGGGCTCAACCGCCGACTGGGCGCTTGGCCTAGGCCGATGGGACATCAAGTTCGTATTCCCTGGCGGTGGCATCTCCCGGACCGAGGTTTTCCGGGTGCAGGTTATCGACTCGGTTACTCTTTGATTTATGCCTGACGCGACGATCACCTCGACGGCTTCGACGTTCGGGACCATCTCCGGCACGTTCGCGGCAGACCAGTCCACCATCGTGGGCACGGTCACGGGTATCGTGGCCGGCACTCTTGACGGTTCGGTGGGTGTGCCGGGGCCTGCGGGCAGTCCCGGCGCAACGGGACCCACTGGGCCTGCTGGCCCTGCTGGCCCTGCGGGTTCCCCTGGCGTGGGCGTTCCTGTCGGCGGCACGGCTGGCCAGTTCCTGACCAAGATTGACGGCACGAACTACAACACCGATTGGACGACCGTCAACCTGTCGGTCTACGCGGTTAAGGCGAACAACCTCTCCGACCTTCCCTCGGCTCCAACGGCCCGCACTAACCTTGGCCTCGGCTCCCTAGCTGTGGTCAACGACGCCCCCTCGGACGGCTCGCAGTATGCCCGAAAGAACGCGGCTTGGGAAGTGGTCACGACCACCCCCGACTTCATCTCCAGCGTCTCGTCGCCCCTGTCGGTCACTTCGGGGAACCTGACGATTGACCTCTCGGCTTACGCCCCGCTCGCCTCCCCCGCCTTCACGGGCAACCCCACCGCCCCCACGGCGGCCCTCGGCGATAACGACACCTCCCTGGCGACCACCGCCTTCGTGCAGCAGGAACTCGCATCAGGCGTGGCCGTCGCGAAGAACCTCGAGGTCTATGTCCGCAACCAGTCCGGCTCGACCATCCCCGCCGGCTCCATCGTCTACATCTCCGGCGCCACGGGCAGCAAGCCCCTGATCACGCTGGCCCAGGCTAACAACGACGCGAACTCCGCCCAGACCATCGGCTTTACGAAGACCTCCATTGCCAACAACGGCTTTGGCTACGTCATCGTCCGAGGCGAACTCGAGAACATCGACACCTCGGCTCTGACCGAAGGCGTCCAACTCTACCTCTCGCCGACGGTGGCTGGCTCTTGGACGACCACCAAGCCGTCCGCTCCCCAGCACCTCGTCTACGTCGGCATCGTTATCCGTTCGCACCCGACCCTCGGCACTATCCTCGTTGCTGTCCAGAACGGCTACGAGCTGGACGAGCTGCACGACGTGGCCATCGGCACGCTGGCCAACAACGACCTGCTGGCTTACGAGTCCTCGACCGACCTCTGGAAGAACAAGACCTACTCGGCCCTCGGCCTGCTAACTTCGGCTGACGCGGCTAGCACCTACGCCCCCCTCGCCAGCCCCGCCCTGACGGGCAACGTCACGATCACGTCGAACTCGACGGGCGCGGCGCTCTTCATCGAACAGTCTGGCACGGGCAACATCCTGACCCTGCACGACCAGGCTTCGGATACTAACTTCGTCGCCATCGACCAGAACGGAAAGGTCAGCACCATCCCTTCGACCACGGCCAACGCGGGCTTCAACGTCGCGCACGGCGTAGCCCCGACCACCCCGGTCAACGGCGACATCTGGACGACGACCTCTGGCCTGTTCATGCGCCAGAACGGCAGCACGAAGCAGTACGTTGACCTGGACGGCACGCAGACCATCAACGGCGCGAAGACCTTCTCGAACGCCAACCTGACCCTCGGCAACTCGACCGCCGCCTCGACCTATAACCTAGGCACGGGTGCCACCCTGACGGCCACGACCAAGGCCATCAACATCGGCACGAACGGCGTCTCCGGCTCTACGACCAACATCGCCATTGGTTCGGCTGTCTCAGGCGCGACGAGCAGCATCACCCTCAACGGCGTCGCGATTGCTTCGGCGTCTACTACCTCTCGCCCCAGCCTTCGCATCCCGCACGGATCGGCGCCGACGACTCCGACTAACGGCGACCTCTGGACTGAGACGACTGGCATCTTCGTCCGCATCAACGGAGCAAGCCAGCAGCTCGTCCCGTTCACGGCGCTCTCGACCTACGCCGCCCTCGGCTCCCCAGCCTTCACGGGCACGCCGACCGCGCCCACGGCCACCGTCGATACCAACACCACCCAGATTGCGACCACGGCCTACGTCGTCGGTCAGGCTGGTTCGGCTGCTCCCCTGGTCAACGGCACCGCCGCCGTGGGCACGTCCCTACGCTACGCTCGTCAGGATCACGTCCACGGCACGGACACTTCCCGCGCGCCGCTGGCCAGCCCTGCGCTGACGGGAACCCCAACCGCCCCGACGGCCACGGCTGGAACCAATACGACTCAGCTCGCCACGACGGCTTTCGTCACGGCGGCGGTTCCGGCGTTTGCGACGGATGCACAGGCCCGCCTCGGCCAAAGCAAGACAGTAGCCGCCAGCCCTTACGCAGTCACGCTCGCCTTGAGCAATCCTTCGACGTTCCAGTGGACGACCTTTAATTCAGCCACATCTGGCGCTGGCGCGGCGAATAACAACTACGGCCAATACGTTTACGAACAGGACAGCCCTAACACAAGCGTTGCTGGCTATGCCGCTCTATACAGTAACACGCAGCTGTCTTGGGTTAATGGCGGGTCGGCCAACCGCCTGACGTTTACCAAGCCTGTCTGGATTTCAGGAAAAATCGCAAAGGCTGGTGGCTTTGCTGGCGATGCGAACAACTCCTACCGCTCATACATTGGCGCAACCGACACGGGTGGCACACCCAACGGCGGCGACCCTGTTGCGGCATCCGTCGGCATCAAGTTCACAGGCGGTGCAGGACAAGTCTTCAAACTAATGGTGCATAACGGCACGACCCAGACCCTCGTCAGCGGAACGACCACCATCTCGACGGACGTAGTCTATGAGTGGATGGTCTACTCTGACGGGGCTGGCAACGCTACGCTGTTTATTAATGGAGTGCAGGAAGCCACGACCAGCGCTGGCCCGACTGGTACGGCTAACACCTGCTACGCCGTTCAAGCCGTAGGGCAAACCGCCTCTGCCGCAACCCGCATGATTCTCGTCAACCGCAACATCAAGGTCGTCGTCGGCAACTAATCCCATGACCTACTATAAAATCACCTGCGTCTTTGATGCCGACTGGTCTAACCTTTACCCGGCGCTCTTTGGAGAAGTCCAGCACTCCTATTCCCGCAACGGAGAGGAAGGCCCGAACGTCGCCATCTACGGCTTCTCCACTCCGCAGACCCCCGCCGACCTCGGCCCACTCGTCCGCGTTGAAATCTACGACCCTTCTCAACCTAGACTACCATGATTACCCACCTCCTCGCCCTCCTCGTCGGCTTCATCGCCGGTGCCCTCGTCATGCGCAAGCACAAGGCCAAGGCCGACACGCTCGAAGCCAAGGGCAAGTCCATCCTCGACGCCCTCAAGGGCAAGTAAGGCCGTGCGCTTGCTCCTAGTCATCGCCCTCGTGGCCCTGGCTGGGTGCAAGTCTAAGCCCGCCGACGCTCCCCTGCCTCCCGCAGTCGCCACGCCCAAGGAGGTCGCCCTGACTTCCGTCGGCTCGACCCTCGACGTCATCGACTCCCGCGTGGCCGCCGCCGTGGCCGTCGCCCGGGAAGCCAACACCGCCGGGAAGCCTGCCGTCGTGGAGTCCGAACTCTCCGTGGCTGGCTCCTTCCTGCCCAAGGCTACCGAAGGCGACCTCGCCTACGCCCGCCAACGATCGGAGAAGGCCAGCCCCGCCGACTACGAACGCCAGCGAGCCAAGGCCGCCGAGAAGCAGAAGGCCGCCGAGGCCGCGTGGGCTGACCTCGAGAAACAGGTCGCCGCAAACAAGGCCGCCCTCGCCGCCCGTGACGCCCGCATCGTCGAGCTGCAGAAGGAGGTCGAAGCCGTGAAGGCCGAAGCCTCCAAGAATATCTGGACCCTCCTAGGTGCCGGTCTCTTCGCGGTCGGGGCATTGACCACGGCCTTTCTCGGTCCTCGCCTAGGCGTCCCGCTCCTGGCTTGCGCTGCGCTGGCTGGCTCCGTGCCGTTTATCTATGACTCCCCGGCCTTCATGTATGTGGCCATCGGCACGGCGGCCATCGCCTCGGCGCTATCCCTCTGGTGGCTCTACGACAAAGTCTCCGACGCCGTGCAGGACAAGAAGGACGAAGCCGAAATCTCTAAGGACGAATGAGCCCTCCCCCTCCCCCCATTGACCCAGAGTCCATCCCGAAGGAACTGAAGGACGGCGTGGTGGCCTCGACCATCGGAGCGCTAAGTATGGCGGCGAGACTTTTGCTCTCACAGGAGAAGCACACCTGGGGCTGGGCGGCTCGCAGAGTAATGGCCGCTTCCATTACCGCCGCGATCAGTGGCTACGCCCTCACCGAGTATATCTCCAGCCCGGGCCTGCGGATGGGAGCCATCGGAGCGTTGGCTTACTCCAGCCCCGAGGCCCTCGACGCGCTACTACGATGGGTCAAAGCCCGGGCAGAGCGTGAGGTCGAGAAGGTTTCCAAGCCTACCAAGTCCAAGCCCAATGGCAAAGCCAAGCGAACCAAGCGCAAGTGAGGCCAACCTCCTGCTGGCCGTCTGCCTGCTGGTAATCTTCGCCGGCATGGCCTCGGTGACTACGGCTTACACGGCGGGGTTTGTCGTGGACCAACTGCAGTCAACCGATGCCCTGGTCATGCTCGTGACCGATGGGGGGAAGCTGCGGTCCGACTCCGCCGACCTTGAGCGGAATATGTCCTCGGCCACCCTAGCCCTGCAGTCCGTCCGCGAACTAGGGCTGGCCCTGTCGTTTGGATGCCTTGCCGTGGCCTTGGCGGTGGGTATCAGGCTCTGGCGGGGTAGACGGCAGGGCTGACCCATAAGCCCCCCTCCTAGGGCATCCTAGGCGGTTGCCCCTTGGGGCTTGACGGCGGCCTGCCCGGGCGGCATACCTTTGCCTATCCCGCACAACATGAGCTCATCCTCCGATCCCAACGCCGACCTCTACGCTTTCATCTTCAACATGATTGAAAGCCAGCCGCACTTCCGTGTCGGCGCACGCAAGCCTGCCGCCGCCCCTCTCTCCCCGGCGATGCTGGCCAAGCCCTACAAGGGCATCCTCCCCGAGTCCTTCGCGGTCGAGCCGAAAATTGACGGCGTCCGCGTGATCGTGGAAGTCTGCCGCCAGACGCTGGCCGTAGCCATGAAGACCCGCAACGGCAACCCGCTCCCGTCCATCGAGCACCTCGGCGGATGGTTCGCCGACACTGCCAGCAAGCAGGGCGTCTTTACCTTCGACTGCGAGGCCGTCTCCGGCGCTGACTTCTACGACGCGGTCGGCGACATCCGCTCCAGCGAGCCCGCCAAGGACGCTTTCCTCTGGCTGCTCGACCTGCCCGACGACATCGGCACTTACCGCGAGCGCCGCGCACAGATGGCCAAGTTTGAGTTCACCGACTCCGTCCGTCTGGTCGAGTCCTTCGTCGGCATCTCCCCTAATGATGCCTTCCGCCGCTTCGTCTCGCAGGGCTTCGAGGGTGCGATGGTCAAGGACCTCGACGCTCCCTACTCGCAGGGCAAACGCTCCAACGCCTGGTTGAAGGTCAAGGCCGTGGACGCCGAGGACTGCCCGGTGGTCTCCGTGCATGAAGGCCAAGGCCGACTGGCTGGCACGATGGGCCACGTGGTCGTCGAGAACAACGGTCGCCTCGTCCGTGTCGGCGGTGGCTTCAGCGACGAGCAGCGCGCCATGATCTGGGCAAACCGCGACACCGTCATCGGTTCCTACCTTGAGGTCACCTTCCAGAGCAAGACGCCCGATGGCTCCCTCCGTCACCCGCGCATCCGTGGCGACAAGTAAAACAACGTATTACCAATCTCCCCCCGCACATGAATAACAAAGACTACCACGCCAGCCCGGCGGTCTCGAACTCGAAGCTCTCCCGCTTCCTTGAGTCCCCGCGTCTGATGAACACGCCCCGCAAGAAGACCCCCTCCCTCCGCTGGGGTTCGCTTGTCCACACCATCATCCTCGAGCCTCAGCTCGTCGGCGAAGAATGGGCCGTGATGCCCGAGGGCCTCGACAAGGGCAAAGGCGCCAAGGCCCGCGAAGAGGAGTTCCTCCTGGCTAACGAGGGCAAGGAGATCGTGAGCCACGATGAGTTCACGCAGCTGAGCGCCATCGCCGAAGCCGTCCAGCAGGACGATGAAGCCGCCGCCCTACTCTCCGGCGAAGGGGTCAACGAGTCTTCCTACTTCTGGAAGGACTCCGTCACCGGCATCCCGATGCGCTGCCGACCTGACCGCTACCGCGACGACGGCCTGCTCGTGGACGTCAAGACCACCGCCAGCGTGGAGCACTACGCCTTCAGGCGATCAGTCTGGGACTATGGCTATGACCGCCAGAGTGCGCTGTATATCGACGGCATCGAGGCCGTGACCAGCCGCCGTCCCCGTGGCTTTGCCTTCATCGCCATCGAGGGCAAGGACGCCCCCGAAATCTTCGTCCAGGTATTTGTGATGACCGAGGCCGACATCGAGATTGGCCGCAAGCGTTACCGCGCTGGCCTCGACCTGATGGATCGCTACATCAAGACCCACGGCGCTGACCCCATCGCATGGCCCAAGAAGACCGGCCCGGGCGTCATCGAGGTGGACCTGTCCAAGTTCAACGTCTAACCCTTTCCCACATGAGCAACACACCCGCACTCCCCCCAAAGAACACCATCGAACTCGTCCGCTCTGCCGGACTGCAGGAGCAGGTCGCCAAGGCCCTGCCCAACGCCGACGACGCCAGCCGCTTCATGCGCTGCGTGATCACCGCGTGCAACAAGAACCCCAAGCTGTGGGACTGCACCCCCGCCAGCGTGGCCTCCGTGGTCCTGCAGGCCGCCCAATGGGGTCTGATGCCTGACGGCCACCACGCCCACCTCATCCCCTACGGCAACGACGCCACCCTGCAGTTCGACTACAAGGGCATCCTTGCGCTGGTCATGCGATCGGGCGAAGTCGCCCACATCCACGCCGACATCGTCTGCAACGCCGACAAGTATCGGTTCAACCTGGGCAAGGTCGAAGAGCACGTCGTTGACCTGTCCAAGGACCGGGGCGAACCCTACGCGGTCTACGCCATGGTCCGCTTCAAGGACGGGGAAACCGCCGCGATCCAGATGAGCAAGGCCGAGGTCGAGGCCATCCGTAAGGCCAGCCGCTCTGGCTCGTCCGGCCCTTGGGCCACCTACCCGATGGAGATGTGGAAGAAGACCGCGTTTAAGCGCCTCGCCAAGTGGCTCCCCCGCCTGCCGCGTGACGTGCAGGAAGCCATCCGCAAGGACAACGAGGCCGAGTATGGCCAGCGCACGGTCGAAGGC